GACTGCTGCCTCTCCATTCCTATTCGCAGGTGCTGCTTTTGCTGGCCCATACGTTAATATTGAAGCGAACGGATCATACCCTGATGGTGCATATTCATCTGGAAATGTTGAAGTTCAAGTTGGATACGAAGGAACTACACCAAATGGTATTGATTGGTATGCATCTGTAGGCCCTACAGTTCAGCACACAGAAACTGCTGATGAGTTCGGTGATGTAGAAATCGCTGGTTACTTAGGTGGATCAAAAGGTCTTACAGAAAAAACAGCTGTATATGGTGAGATCTATGGTGCTACTAATAACGATGATCTAGATGTATCTGGTAAAGTTGGTCTTAAGTACAGCTTCTAATAAATACTTCTAGTTCGAGATGGATCAGACCTCTGCATTGCAGAGGTCTTTTTTTATTAAGAAGAATATTAAGATAAGATTAAATTATATGTCAGATAAGGTATTTTTACTTATGTTCGGGTCTCCGAATGTAAAGATATTTGACAAAAGTTAAACTTTTATATATAATAATGTTACATAAGTTAATAATTCAATGACTACAACAACTGAATCAGGTGGAAGACAAAACATGTTCCCCGCTGAAACTCGTTCATACATCGATGAGTCTATCTCATATGAAGGATATCCACAGAACGCTGAGAAAGTAAATGGTCGTTGGGCTATGATTGGTTTCATTGCACTCATCGGTGCATACGCAACTACAGGTCAAATTATTCCAGGCGTATTCTAATGGATTTTTCACACCCATATTGGAGATACGCAGAAAAGGTCAATGGTCGTCTTGCGATGCTTGGTCTTATCATCGGAACAATTAATTATGGTCTATTCGGATGGATAGCGCCAGGCTTATTCTAAGATGAAAATCAACACACAATTTACAATTCAAGAAAGGTACAAACTCATGACTCCAGAAGCAGAAAGATTTAACGGTTGGGCAGCAATGTTAGGTTTCGTAGCAGCAATCGGTGCATACGCAACAACAGGAAACGTAATCCCTGGCATATTCTAATGAATAACAAGGAGATTTTTCAAAGAGCAATTGGTCGTCCAGCAATGATGGGTTTCATGCTTTTATGCGGAACCTATTTGGTAACAGGCCAACTTATCCCAGGCATCGTATAATGGATATTCAAAAACATAATCCTAGTAAGGAAAAGGTTGTAGCAGAGAGAATCAATGGTGCTGCTGCAGTCGTAGGATGCATCGCACTTGTAGGTGCATATCTAACAACTGGGCAAATTATCCCAGGCTTCGTATGAATGGTTTTGAAATAACTCCAACACTAGCAATCCTATGGTGTTTTTATCCCATAGGAATACTAGTCTTCATCGAACTCTTCTTAAGTAACTCTGATGATGACGATGATGACGAAGGTGGTGGAGTAATGACACCAGTTTATCAAGGAATTTAACAATGCAACATCTAGTATTCACAACCCTTATCGCAGCGTACATCTTAACCAATATTGGTTCAATCGCATACGCATAACAATTCAAGGTCTTTATACGCACTAGTATTACTAGTCACTTTTAACCCTCAATCTAAAAAGGAGAATGAAAAAATTATTTTTTAGTCCATACTATCCACTCATGGAGTTTGGATTTTTCGTTGTTGTAGGAACAACAGCAGGCATGGCAGGTTTAATATAATGAACTATCACGACGTTATGGAAGCATACAAACATCCTCCATCAATCAAGTATATTCCTCGAATATTTTCTTGGTTGTTTGTGTTTGTATTTTTATTTGGAGTAAGTCAAACCGCATATGCATATGAAGCAGAACCTGTCATCTGGGTTCAAGTTCCTCAATGGACAGATGACTGGGCAGTATGTGCAGTTGATATACCTGATGCATCATGTCATTGGTATGTAGCAAACGCAGATAATACATTCGGAGAAGGATTCGACTGGGAGAATGCTCCTTGGTTTGATGCAAATGGTTTAAATGATGTCGCTCCCATGCAGGCATCAACAGTATTAGAAAAGTTACAAGAAGTAGGATGATAAATAGTTGGCACATAATGACATAGTTATGGCTGACAAAGTAGAAGACAAGAAAAAGGAAGAAGAAGCACCAAAGAAACCTGGCTTCTTCGCTAAGTTAAAGGATGCTGCAGAAGACAAAGAGGAACAGATGATGATTCTCTCAACTTTTGTAAGACTTGGCATTTTGGTTTGGAGTGGAGCAATACTCACACTTGCATATGTTGAGTTACCAGAAGCTCTTAAGATTCCAAAACAGGATCTTGATCCGACATTCATAGCATCAGTTTTTACAGGCGTGCTGGCCACATTTGGCGTTCAGACATCCAAGAAGGGTGCTGCTGGAGGTGGTGGTAATGGAGGAGTATCAAAGTCTGATATGGAGAAGTTAATTGCAGCTGCATCACAAACTGCCCCTGCACAAACGATTCGTATTGAACAAGCACCAGTACAAATTGTACCTAATAAAAAAGATTAATTTTTAGTTATGAAAAAATGGATTGGTATATCCCTAGGCACGGTCTTTGGGATATCACACATTGGTATGATTGGTTATATTGCTACTAATAATAAAGATCAATTACCTAACCTAGACATACCAGTAACTCCTTATACATCTTATGTTGTCTCAGCTGACAAGGATGGATATAAGATAAGTTATACTGCAAATGATCCCAAGACAATGTATATCACAAAAGATATCAAAGAGAAGTCTGGTTTCTTAGGACTTGGAAATAATACAACTAAGATAGTTGAAGAGTATGTAATGGATGGTGCTACCAATCAAGGTGGTGCAGTTTCCAATCATAGGTCTTGGTTAGATGGAAAGCCTGGATTGAGTCAGGAGGAGGCAGCAGATATAACTGCGATACGAAAAAGTGAGGCCTGTATTAAAGCAATCGGAAGTGCAGAAGGTACAGGACGTTTGGTGGGTACATCGATTGGTGCATCTGCTGCTCCTACTCTTAGTACTATTCCCTTTGTTGGTTGGGTCGCTGCTGGTTGGGTGGCAATGTTTGGTGGTAATCAGGGCGCTGATATAGGTGGTAACATGGCTGAGGATCTTAACAAGAATTGTTAGTGATCCCTCATATTCATGCGTATTTC